TAGATATAGGGAGATATGATGAGATCTTTGGTGATTCCTCAGAACCTAAGAGTATAGAGGAACTACATAGAATGGGATGGAATATAAAACCTACTCAGAAGGGAGCAGATTCTGTTAATGCAGGGATTGATATGCTGAAGAGATATAAGATCCATATCTTAGGAAGTAATCTCATGAAGGAGATGGAGAATTATAAATGGCTAGAGGATAAGAACGGAAATCTACTGAATAAGCCAGAGGATAAATACAATCACCTCATTGATGCATTGAGATATGGGGTATATAATAAACTAAGCAAACCTAATTATGGGAGATACACAATCCGTTAGCATAGAGATTCCAGAGAATCTATCAGATGTGAAGTTATCTGTATACAAGAAATTCATACTCATGGCTAATGAGGAGAATGGTGATGAGATAGCCTTATATCAATTCTGTGGATTGACTCCTGCTCAACAGGAAGGAATGAAGAAGAAGGATCTGGATCTGATCAGGAATCAAATAGGAGAAGTATTATCTGAGAAGCCTAACCTGATAAAGACATTTGAATTCAAGGGGAGAGAGTATGGCTTTCATCCTAAGATAGAAGATATATCTATGGGAGAGTATGTTGATCTAGATACATACCTAAAAGAGCCATATAAGAATGCTGAGAAGGTTTTAGGTGTATTGTATAGACCTATTACTAAGAAGGTATTTGGAAGGCATAGCATTGAGAATTATGATCCAGAGGTGCATGATGGCTTAGGCTTTCAGGATCTATCTGCTGACATCTTTCTAGGTTGTCTGCTTTTTTTTTATCGTATCGCAACCAACTTGCAGATAACTTTCCTACAATCTTTGGAGAAGGAGGAGAAGAAGGCTATGATGCACAATCTAACTTCTCCAGAAAATGGGGATGGTATGGAGCAGTACATCAAATTGCTCAAGGAGATCTCTTACGATTTGAAAAAGTAACGGAGTTACCTCTAAGAACTGCACTCACTTATCTGGAGTATGAGATAGATAAGAATGAGGTTGAGAAATCTTTAATGAAAAAAAGTAATTAAAATTCTTTGTGAATTAAAAATTATATCTATCTTTGAATAAATCAAAAGAGATAGAGAGATGGAAACTTACACGGAAACAGAGTTAAAAAGAAAAAACAAGACTAAATTAATGGAGATACTAAGTAGCTTCGGGGTTGATGGCTGCTATAGCAACAAAGGTCTAATAAATAAAATATTAGAACTTCAAAATAAATAAAAACCAAAGGGAGGGGAAACCCTCCCAATTAAAATCATAGAGAGATGAGTTTATATGATAAGTTAAGCCCAGAGGCAGTTAAGGTATTAGATCAGGAGATGATTAAGTACCCATATTCTACAACTGCATTAATCAGAGGATTGAAGGAGAACAGATACTGCTTAGATCTAACATTGAACCAATGCCATAGAGTAGCAGCGGTATTCGGTTTTGAATGCACATTGACTAACATTATAAACTTCTTTGAGTAATGGGATATCTAGATTGGGAATTAGAAAGCCATCAGTATTATCAAGACACCACTTGTGGCGTTTGCGGAGAGTGTACTGATCCTGATTACTACGATTGTAGATGCGAGGATGAAGAAGATGAAATACATTTAGGTATCTAGTGGTGGTTCGCTAGATTGGTTTGGTTGAGGAGGTCTGTGGTGGATCTCCTCTTTTTTTTATCCCTATTTTAGCGAATAGGGTTTTTTAATTATATGAAGAAGGGATATTATCAAATTACAGAAGCACTTGAGAGTGCTGCATCAGCAAATGATCATATCAACCAAGTAACTTGGGGAGATATCTTTGATCTAGATTTCAGGAAGCAGGATATGTTTCCTATTGCTCATGTGATGACAGGAACTGCAACTCTAGGAGAGAGAACTATTACATATGAGTTTGATCTTCTAGTCATGGATATCGTAGATTATAGCAAAGAGGCTAAGGATCTATACGAGGGGAATATGATGAAGCAGGATGTGTACCATAGAACACTTGCAGCGATATCTGAGATCCTAGCTACATTTAGAAGAGGATCAGAATATGATGCTTACTTCAGATTGATTAACGATCCTGTTGCAGATCCTTTTGATGAGGATATGGAAGCTAATATATGTGGATGGAAAGCCACACTACAGATAGAGGCTATAAACCCTAATAACATCTGTTAGATGAAGGGAGAGAACACTAAAAGAGTATTAGATAAGTTCGGGAAGTATCTGGTAAAGGAGTCAAGAAAGAACCTTACTAGAAAGAAGAAGAATGTAACTAATAGCCTGTATGAATCTCTAGACTATGATTTTAAGGCTATGCCTAACTCTTTTGAGTTTGACTTCCTGATGAATGAATATGGTGAGTGGGTAGATAAGGGAAGGAAGGCAGGAAAGAATCCTCCATTCTCATCAATAAGGAAATGGGTGGAAGATCGCAGGATTCAGTTCAGAAGCAACAAAGGTAAGTTTCAGACCTATGATCAAACTGCTTGGACTATAGTAGGCAGCATCGGTAAGAAGGGAATACCTGCTTCTAACTTTTATTCTAGACCATTTCAGTTAGGATATCAGAAACTACCTAATGAGATTGTAGAGGCTTATGCTTTAGATGTAGAGGAGTTTCTAGAGTTCACAATAGACAAATTAAACAAAGAATACAAAGATGGCAGTAATTAGTCCACAAGGCTTAGTAGCCGCAAGATCACCTCTGTTTTTTACTTGGGATGGATCTAACAGAGATAGACTTGATGTGATGCAGTTAGAGATCTATGCTTGGAGCGGTGAGAAGTCTGCTAAACCTGCAACACCAATATATACAATTAACAGATCTTCTGGATTCGTTGATTTTTATCCTACGGCAGACATCGCTCCTTTGCTAGAGAATGAGTTCATAAATCGGATCTCTAAGTTGCATAACGATTCAATCGTATTTAACTCTCCTGATTCGCAGTTATTTGTTCAGATAGATTACACCTTAGATTGGTTCAATACGGAATCTGCTCCATTAGGTGCAGGAACTGATACAGGATCAACAGAGATCTTCATAGCAACATATGGATACGGAAAATTCGTAGAAGGTGCTAACTATAAGATACAAGGGCCATTCCTTCAGGAGAAGATGAGATATGCTTATGAGAAGGATGCGTTCATGCTTCCTATATATCTAGGACTTCAGGGAGAGGGATTGGATATTATCTATGGCTATCGTGATCGTGTGATAGCAGATGGAGGATCTGTTGAGGCTTTGTCTTGTTGTAATATCGGACTCGCTAACATTAAAGTATTGAATGATGATGGAACTAGCTATCAATATGCAGTAACAGAAGCAGATGTATATGAGACTAAAGCAGAAGAGAGAGTATTGTTATTCCCTTCTGGAATTGCGAACCTTTCAAATTGGAAGGCTAATCAAGGATACGGAGGAACTGCGCCTTACAGAACTAATTATTATGATGTTCAGTTATTGGATGGGTTTAATAGTGTGATTGATCAGGTAAGAATCTACAACGAATGTGAGCCTAAATATGATCCTGTTTCTCTATACTTCGTGAATAGATACGGAACTTGGGATTATGTAACCTTCCTGAAGAGGTCAGATGTTGATCTCAATCTAGAGAAGGAGACATATAGATCATCAATAGGTAGTGCCTCAGCCTCTGGATATACTTGGGGAACTCAAGCAAGAGGAATCAGATCGTACAATCACGAGGTTACTCACAAGATGAGTTTAAATACAGGCTTTGTATCTGAAGATTACGCAGAGGTTATGGAGCAGCTACTAATGAGTGAGTATGTGTTAATGGTATATGATCGCACAACTGAGAGATCAGGAAGTGAATACGACATATCTCAATCTCAGAGAGCAGTAAACATACAGACCAATTCATTAAGACTCCAGAAACACATCAATGATCGCACTATTAATTATAGCATTGATATTGAGATGGCGAACCCTGAGAACGCAATGATATGATAGAGATCTATATAGGATCAGAGAAGATAGATACCTATAAGGATGAGGATGTGAATATCACATTGAGCATTCAGAATGTCAGAGACATATCTAGGCTCTTCACTGATTACACTCAGAACTTTCAGGTACCTGCTTCTAAGATCAACAACGCAGTATTCAAGCATTACTACAATGCGGATATCTCTGGAGGATTTCAAGCCTCGTTAAGACAGGATGCTACTTTGTTTATCAATAAGGAAGTGTTTAGAGAAGGATCTATTGAGTTGATATCTGTAGATATGACTAAAGGGAAATCTTCTGCTTATGAGATTGTGTTCTTTTCAGCAGGTGTAAATCTAAAGGACTTATTTGGAGATGATGAATTAACAGATCTTGATTTATCAGCATATGATCATGCATATTCAGGATCAGTCATTAGAGGAGCAATGGAAGGAACTACTCCTCTTCATTCTGGTAATGTTATCTACCCATTGATATCTCCTGTTGAAGATTGGCATTATGACTCTGCATCTTCAGATCATAGTCCAAATGATATCGCCTATCATAGTCAGAACGATGATCACGGACTAGATTATTACGAGTTGAAACCTGCTATCAGGATCAGCAAGTTGATTGATGCTATAGAAGCAAAATATGGAATCACATTCACATCTACCTTCTTTACTGATTCTAAGTTTACGGATCTATTCTTGTGGGGACATAGAAGAGAGGGATATATGTTCAAAGATCAGGCTAATGGCTTTACGGCTCAGAAGATAGACTTCACCTCAGCCACAGGATTGTTTGATGCTACAACAGATCTCTATACAAATAGTCCTTTTATAACATCTCTGATCTGGAAGTATAGTATTACATCAACAAATGACTATCAAGTACATTGGTATGTAAATGGTCAGTATGTGATGAGCAGACAACATTCAGGAAATGTTACCAATCAGGAAGTATACCTAAATGCTTGGCTCAAGGGAGGTGATGAGATTCAGATGAGATTCTCACCGCCTATAGATTGGGGAGGAGAGACAATAACCATTACAGGAAGTAGTATATCAGGAAGACCTTCAGAGAATGCAGCCGATGTATTTACGGCAACAACAAGCACATCTCAATCATTCACTACTGATGTGGTGATGAGTGATCAGATGCCAGAGCAGAAAGTATATGACTTCCTTCTAGGTCTAGTGAAGATGTTTAATCTAGTGATTGAGCCTACAAGCAGAACCAAGTTCAATGTAGAACCGCTAAATGATTGGTATGCTTTAGGATCTAATTATGATGTTACCGATCATGTGGATGTTACTTCAGAGAAGGTAACAAGACCTGAACTATATAAGAGGCTATCATTCAATTATCAGGAATCAGGATCATATCTAGAAGAGGCTTATAGGAATACTAATGGAGGGATAGGATATGGAGATGTTAGAGCAGACTTTACCTTTGATGGAGGCGAGTTGAATACGGAAGCAACATTTGAGTTGATGAAATATCAGAAGCTAAATGATCTCAGCGGAGGTGTTACAGGATTCCTAGTAGGCAAGAGTATTGATAAGGAATTAAAGCCTTATATCGGTCAGCCTGTAATCTTCTACTCTTCCGCCACCTTGAACATATCTTCTAAGCCAATAGGATTCTTAGATGAGACAGGATTAACAACAACCGCTTCTAATCAAGTATATCTATGTGGGAATATAAACAACAGAGTTGCAGCAAGTGTAACGCAGATGCTAACCTATGGACTTGAAGTTGATCCTTTTCACGAACAAAGTTTCATACAGACCTTATACAATCAATTCTGGGAAGATTATATCACAGATCTCTATTCAACTAGCAGAAGAGTATATTCCATGAAGGCAATACTTCCTTTTAAGGTTGCTGCTCAGTTGAGGATGAATGATAAGCTAGACATCTCAGGAAGGAGATACATCATTAATCAGATCCAGATAAACCTCAGAACAGAGGAGGCTACTTTGGAACTTCTAAACGATGTGTGATGGAGTTGGGTTTTATAATTGAGCAACTTCAGAAAACAGATGCTATAGATCAGGATATGAGTATAGCAAAAGGGGAGTGGAAGATTATCACTAAATGGAGTGAAGCTAAAGAACAAATTAGATGTCAGTTAAGAAAGAAATAGAAATCAATGTAAATTCTAAAGGTGCTAAGAAGGGCATTGATGATGTTAGTAATAGCATTGATGGTGCTTCAGAGGCAACAAGTGGGCTAACAGGATCTCTAGATAAGATGACAGGCGGTGCTATCTCAGGATTCAAGGGTGTAGTATCAGGAGCGAAGAAAGGTGTAATGGCTATGAAGTCTCTGAAGGTTGCTATTGCAGCAACAGGGATTGGTGCTATTGTCCTTGCGGTAGTAGCCTTAGGAAAGGCATTCACTTCAAGTGAGGAAGGGCAAAACAAGTTTGCTAAGATCATGGGAGTGATCGGATCCATAACAGGAAACTTAGTTGATATTCTTGCTGACTTAGGAGAGAAGTTGATATCAGCATTTGAGAATCCTAAACAAGCCCTAATAGATTTTGGGAATCTTATAAAGGAGAACATCCAGAACAGACTAGAGGGAATGCTAGAGTTTATACCTGCGGTGGGTAAGGCTATAAGCCTTGCTTTTAAAGGAAAGTTCAAAGAGGCAGGGAAAGTAGCTGCTGATGCAGCAGGAAAGGTTTCGTTAGGTGTAGAGAATGTTACAGATAAGATTGCTGATGCTACTGACAAAACAGGAGAGTTCATTGCTGAACTTCAGAGAGAGGCGGTCATAGCAGGTCAGATCGCAGACAAGAGAGCAGCAGCAGATAAGAAAGAGAGAGCATTAATAGTTGAAAGAGCAGAGGCAAATAGAACTCGTGCGGATCTTTTAGAGAAAGCCGTTAATAAGGAACTATTTACTGCACAGGAGCGCATAGCATTTCTGGAACAAGCAGGTCAGTTAGAGGATGAGATAACTAACAAGGAGATTGAAGCAGCTAAGTTAAGATACGATGCTAAGGTTGCTGAGAATGCTTTATCAAAAAGCACAAAGGAAGATCTAGATGAAGAGGCTGCATTAAAGGCTAAGTTGATAAACCTTGAGACTGCTAAATTAACAAAACAGAAGTTAGTAACATCTCAGATTGTAGCTGCTAAGAAACAACAGGAAGCAGAAGAAAAGGCTATCCAAGCAGAGATAGATAAAACAAATGCAGAGAGTGCAGCAGCCGAACAAGAGGCTATAAAAGCAGAAGCCGAAGCAAGACAGAAAATCCTTGAGGCTACATTAGGAGCGCAGGATCTAGAGTTGATGAAAGCGAAGGATAAGTATCAGGCACTTATTGAGGAGGCTGAGAAGTATGGTATTGATACAACAGATCTAGTAACTGCTCAAGCAGAAGAGATTAATAAGATCAATGCTAAATACGACAAGGAGGATTCTGATCGTAAAAAGAAGAAAGCAGCAGATGATCAAGCGGTACAGATGGCTACACTTGGTGCTATATCTGGAGCATTAGGATCCTTGAGCGAATTAGCAGGTAAGGATGCAGCGAGTGGTAAGGCTATAAGTGCTGCTCAGGCAGTAATCAATACTTATACAGGTGCTACAAAGGCACTTGCTCAGGGAGGTATCGCAGGGCCAATTGCAGCGGCAGGGGTGGTTGCTTCAGGTATTGCATCTATCAGAAAGATATACACCACTAAGATTCCTGCAACGGCAGGAGGAGGTGGAGCAACAACACCTAGACCACAGGTCTCAGTACCTAGCATAAACCCTAGATTATCGTTTGACACTCAGGCAGCAGATCTAGGTAATCAGATCAGTCAATCATTAGATAGATCTCCTGTGAGAGCGTATGTGGTTAATCAGGATGTGCAGACTGCTGAGAAGATGGATAGAAAAATAAAGGAAACGGCAACAATAGGATAGATATGAAGTTTTTTGAATTAGTATTAGATGAGGAAAAGATGTTGCATGGGATAGATGCAATAAACATCGTTGAGCATCCTGCGATAGAGGAGGACTTTATCACAATGAGTAAGGAGCAGAAGATGGAATTCAAAGAAGTAGATCAGGAGAAGAAGATTCTGATGGGTGC